AGATGTTTTAGGTACAAAGTAGAATAATTTTCCGATTGGCATGTTCATCGCTTGTACCGATACGATATCGTTAGCCAATAATTTAGAGAATACTCTACGTACAATTGGGAATACCACTGTCTCGAAAGAACCTGATGAATCAGCCGAAGTTGACTCATTAAGTAAAGAAGACGCTTGGTTTTCGTACAATTGTGCGATGTTCTCTTTTACGTGACCTTTCAACCCTTCAAGGAAACCTAATTGGTTCCACTTAGAAATAGTTTTAGATCTGATTTGCTTTAGGTGCTCTAGTCCGATGTTTCCGACTTCACCTGAATTTAACAAATGTCCCATTTTTTTGTTATTTTTTTAATTTTTGTTATTTTATTATTTTTATGAGATTCTTCTCATTAAATCTTTAATCGCAGATATCTGTGGATCTACATATGCAGTAGACTCATTTAGATTTTGCGACTTTGAAGACTCTATAGTCTTATTAACTTTCTTTTGTACAGACTCGTTAATTGGTTTCTTATTATCCAACTCAGTCTTAATTGTTTTGTATATGTTCTTAGACTCTTTAATCGACTCAGCATTGTCAAACCTTTTAAGGATATCCATTTTTTCTTTTTTCGTTGTCGAATGCTCAGTGAAGATTCTATTCACATACGCTAAGTTAGTGTTGAACAAAGCCACCTCATTAAGTTTGTCTTTGAATACATTAAGTGCTTTCTTATACTCTTCGTTTTTAGATTTTAACTCTTTGTATTCTTTCATTATCTTAGATTCAGAAACTGTAGATGATTTTGGTTTTCTATTCACTAAAGGTTTACGAAGTTTTCTAGATTCGTCTCTTCTACCCACTTTAGCACCACTGTATCTTTGTTTACCAGCGAACTTTCTGTGTCTTTGTAGTTTGTCTTCTTCTAGTTTCTCTTCTTCCTCATCGATGTAAGCACCTTCTTCTACGTCTTCTTCTTTCATGTGGTAACCTTCTTCATAGTGACCTTCTTTCATGTCATCCATTTCTTTAAACATTTCCATCATGTCAGAATCTTCGTCTAATTCTATCTCGTACATTACTTCATCCATATTTTCAGGATCTTCTTCTTCGTACATAGAACCAGAACCACATTCAGAACAATACTCACCTTCGTCCATAGAATCCCACATTTCATCCATAGATTCCTTAATGTAATACTCTGCTCCCGTTTCATTGTCTTTTACCCGTTTCATTGTCTTTTAGATGGATACCATCNGCATCTTTTACAACTTCCACTTCATCATCGTCAGAGAGTTTTTTGAAAACTTTAACAACTTCGTCATCAGACGCACCTGTTAAGTCCATTACTTCTTCTCCTCCCATCATATCCATAGAAGGTAATTCTAAATCTAATTCCATTTCCTCTCCTTCTTCACCTTCACCAGCGTCTAAGTCTAGATCAGTGTCTAAGTCAAGTTCAACGTCATCAGACTCTTCATCAGATACTTCAGCATCTAAATCTAATTCGATGTCTTCCACCTCATCAGATTCTTCATCTTCAAGATCTAAATCAACGTCTTCTTCTTCATCATCGGACCCTTCAACTTCAATATCGTCCATTTCCATCTCTTCTTGTTCAGAGACTTCTTTTTCTTCTTCATCTTCCTCTTTCAAAGATGACTCAACGATACTTTCAAATTCCTTGGACATATGTGCCGCAAGCATTTCTTTCGTATTGGCTTTTAAGGCATCCTCTAAAGACTTTGCTTCTAGTAAAGCCTCTTCGATGATTGATTTCTTTTTTTCAGCCATTTTACTTTTTGTTTTTTTAATTGTTATTAATTATTATTTGTGCACTATATAGCGCATTTCTTAATAAATATGTTATATTTTCGAAAAGTGTTAATTATTTTACTAATCGAGTAAAAAATTATTTAAATTATCTTTAAGGATAGAATCTTCTTTTTTAGTATTAGACTCAGACATCTGTTGTTCTCTAGATGGTTCCTCACTATAAATCCAAGATCCCGGTGTAGATGGTGAGGTAACAATATCCCAACAAATTAACTCAAAGTCATCTTGTACCATATTCTTACCACCTTCTTTTTCCAAAGAACCTACACCTCTCGATGATACACCAATCTTTAAACCTTTTCTTAAATAATTCGCTACTCTGTCACCTTCACAAGATATGATTCCTTGATTTACGAATCCTGGTGACATAATGATTTCTAACTTACCCATAAGTACATTACCTTCCCACCAAAGGTCTACCACATTATGAGAAATTCTACTTACTGCGACAATAGATGATTCTGGATGATCCGCCTCACCTAACGCTCTTTTTTCTTTAATAAGTTTAAGGTAGTTTTCCGCCTCTCTTCTAAGTATCGCTTCAGGGTATACTCTTTCATTTCTATTTTCTACCCCATATTTTTGCATAACCGCATAAACTAACAAAGGTTCCTCTATAATAGGTTCCCCTTTTGATAGTTTAGTCATTTCACTAATAAAGTGTCGATTATCTTTTGGAGAAATGTATCCTGCGTCATATTCGATAAGAATACCTTTTTTATTTATCTCATTCCTTTTTAATATTTCCATAATAATGATATACTTTAATTATAAATATATCACTATGTTAAAAAAATTACTTTTTTCTCTTATGGAAAGTAAAAACGCTATTGTTTTCCAAACAATTATTCACGACATCATAAATAATACTTTTAGTACTATCTATAATTTTTGGTTTGTTTAATGGATAATGTTTTTTTTGATAGAGTGTTATTTCACAGGACATAAAACTTCTTTTTTCTACTGATAGTCCTGAAGTTCTCATATCTAAATCTACAATGTATTTGTTATTGTAGAATAAATCTTGATCGAGATTGTTGTTTAATTTTTGTTTTATTTTTTTTCTTAAATTACTTAAAAAATATTCGTAATTTAAAGTATCGTCTAATTCTTCTAATTCTCCCCACGCACATAGATTAATATATAGACTTTTTGATTCTTTGTTGTTAACTGTACCAATCTTAGTTTTATAGTTGTTTAATAAATCTAATTTGATTTCTTTTCCTAATTTCATTTCTCATTTCTTTCATAATTTGTTATTTTAAAGTTTGTATATAATAATACAAAAATATTCGTGAAATGTCAAATTTGAATATAATAAAAAAAACCCACTATAGTAGCGAACTTTAGTGGGTAATATTTGTCCGTAGACAATAACGGCCCTAATCCGTTTTTTTTTTAAATAGATTCTTTTAAATCATAAAATTTAGAAATGTCAGTACTGAAAGTATCTAAATTGAATCCTGAGTTTAATAACTTATCTTTAACTTTAAGAAGTTTATCTTTAAGTTCTAAATCAGATGATTCATTTAATTTTGAATCAATTCCATCAATACATTCTCTTTTTAATTTATTATAGATGTTTTCTTTATCTTCATTCGTACCATTAAGTACTGTTTTGATAATTTCTTTTTCAGATTCTGTAATGTTAGAATACCTAGAATTAAATTTGTTTACTGCCAATTTTGTTAATACACTAGGTGGTAAATCTATACTCTCTGTAACAACTTCTTCTACCTCTTCTTTTTCTAACATAGGTTTAACAATATAGTTAATTGTTTCATTAATCTTTTTAATATTAGAAGGTGTTTTTTCAGTATTAACTAAATAAGATACCTTATTATAAAATTCTTGATTTTCTTTTACGATCTGATTACCTTTAAGTAGTTTAAGGAAAAACTCATTACCTTTTACGATATGTCCTTCATTTAAACCTTTAAGAAGTTCAATATTCTCTTTAACAAATTCTTTCGCCTCAGCAACGTCATCAAATTTACTATTCTGTAAATTACTATATATTAAGTATTGATCTTTTAATGTTTTATTCTCTTTGATTGTTTTTAAAAATTTAGAAAATAACTTTTTTCCTTTTTCGTCTTTTTTAATTACAGACTCAACAACTAAATTTTTAAAGGTATCTTTAATATTACCAAAATTCTCCATGTTCTTTTTTATAAATAAATATTCTGAATTTATAAAAAAGTTCTATTTTATTAAATTATCAATTTCTTTTGTCATATCACTAATTTTGGAATTTAGTGTTTCAGTATCTTTTTCTACCTCATCTAAGTTAAAAACCCTTTCATCCTTATCTAAACTTTCCATAAGTCTATTTAAGTAAATTCCCTGATATTTCTTAACTTTCTCTTCGTATCTTCTTCTATCTTGTTCTAATAAAAGATTATCTTTTTTCTTTANTGATTCTTCAGTAGGTGCNGGTTCTNCNGNAGTTTCTTCACCTCCAGTGTCTGCACCGAATCCACCCAAGTCTCCTCCTGTGTCTGCACCGAATCCACCTAAGTCTTCACCGCCTGTATCTCCACCTTCTTCACCACCCTCTGCGGGTGCACCACCAGTTAATGCAGAGAAATCACCATATAATTTATCAACCCTATCGAATATCCCTGTTTTCTTAATAATAGTTGCAGTTTGTTCCATTTCTGCTGCCGCAGCTTTTTCTAATCTCTGTTGTTCTAAATCAGTTCTAATTTCTTCTTCAGACATTCCTAAGATTTCTTTCTTAGCTCTAGTCATTGACATTGAACCGAATCCATTACCAGCATCTGATACTGCGTCTTTGTAAAGTGTTACCTTTAACTGAGTTTGTTCAACCTTCAACATCTCCGCTTGTGTAGATGGGTTATTCAACGTTAAAGTAAAGTTTTCTAACTCATCCTCCAACCCTAAAATATATAAGTGAATAATTGCAATCTTATTTAATTCTTGCAACATTGCTTGTTGGATTCTATTAATTGTTCTAGCAAATCTAATATCTTGTAACGCCAAATTTTTACCCTCACCGTTAGCCTCCTCAAAACCTAAGAATGGTTTAGGGACTCTAAGTGCAGTAAACAATTTTTTCTGTAGGTATTGAATGTCAGCAATCTCAGATAGGTTAGTCGCACCTGGTAAAGTATCTATTGGAGAAGGTGCGTTTGCATCTCTTACAGGAATAAAGTAATCTTGATCCTGCGCCATTTGGTTATATCTAGTATCTATCTGTCCTGTGTTCTGATCGATAACTGGACTTCTTTTGAAGTTATTTGCAATGTTGTTAACATATGCGGGTACATCTTTCTCATCAATGTTACCGACAAATATTTTAAATATCCTTCTCTCAGGTGCCCTTGTTACTCTATATATCAACATCGCATCTTCAGAAAGTAATAATTGTTTCCATATTCTTCTAGCCTTCTCTAACATAGAAGTTCCATAAGGTAATCTTCTATCGTCACCCAATAATCTAAAATGTGCGATTTGCCAAGCATTAAATTCGATATCTCTTTGTCCCCATATAAACTTAACAGGGTTAAATTTATCTGTTTCTGCATTCATTGAGTTTTCACCGAATCCTTCATTTTCTTTTCTACTAATTTCGATGTTAGGTAATTGTTTAACACCTGTAATTCCTTCTTCACTGTCGATATTAAGAAATAAAAAGTCATCACCATATTTGCAAACATTTCTTGTCCACATAGGTAATGATGTATGTATATCTAATCTATTAAAAAATAAGTCATCAAGTATTCTTCTAACTCTTCTACTTTCAGAAAATATGTTAATAACTTTGTTATCTGCATTTAATGTTGTAGATTCTTCCATCATAATATCTAAAGCCGCTGCGATTTCAGGGAAAAACTCCATACCCTCAAAATCTGCGTAAGATGCCAATCTGGTTGTCTCATAATAAATGGAGTGTTGGTAGATTTCATTATCCACCTTTTGCCACATATTAGAAAGATATGCATCTTGTTGTCTTTTTAACTTCTCAAAGTCATACTCCTCTTTAGATTTAGTTTTAAGAAGTTCTTTATCGTTAATAGAATATCTTGATTTATTTTGTTTTTTAACCTCCGGTCCAAATAAATCATTTAATTGTTGAAATACTGTTTTTCTTGCCATTTTTTCTTAAATATACTTTATTACTATTATAATAAATATATCGAAATTCTAAATACTATTTAATTCCGAATAACCAATTGTACTCACCATTATCATTATTACCGTTATTTGGTTGTTTTGGGTTATACGTTGGTGTATTGGTATAGAAAGGATTAACGTGTTGTTGATCACTAAACATCGGTTTTGTCTCTTTATTAGATACATTTACCCAACTTTCTAACATTGCCTTAGTCTGTTTCTCCACTTGTTCTAATTTTTTAAACGATGTTTGTACAATGAATATCGCCATAGCGTAAGCCATAATTATATCATCATGATAACCTTCCATATGATCGGGTCTACCATTTTTATAAACAAAGGTTTTAAGTTCTGATATCATTCTTTGTGAACGTATAATAGTTTTATTCTCTCTAATATGTTCTTCTAATTCAGATACCATTTGTAGACGTGTGTTACCGACATTAAATCCTGGTACTTTATCACCTTGTTTATATGCAGTCTTTGCATATTTCTCAGATAACTTTCTACTTTTAGGGTCGTCATAATGAAGATGTTTATACTCCATCTCCAACAGTTTTAAGACTGTTGCAACACCCATACCTCCAGTAATGTCCACAATTGTATATGCATTATACATATTACCATACTTATAAACAATTTCTGCCAACATATCAGGAGGTAACTTATGTTTAAATTCCGCAACTTGTTCTAAGTTTTCAAAGTCTAATATAACAATAGTAGAACTATCTTTACCATCACCTCTACTCACATCAACCCCCATAACATATTTGTGACCAACTTCGGGTTTTTTCCATATCCACATACTCTTTTCCACCTCCGCAGAAAAGTTTGGGTCAGAAACGAAATTTTCTTCGTGATAACTTACATATTCATCATCAACGACATTACCACCTGATCCGATGAATGATACATCAAGTTCTTGTGCGATTTTCTTAGGGTCACCCATATCTGCCGCCATTTCTTCATACCAAGGAGATAATGGTTTCCACCCATCTTTAATCATTACTTCGTAATAATCTATGGTTGATTCATCAGTTTCATATATGTTATCCATATATTCCCACCTAAGTTTAGTTCTACCCAATGTATCACATTTAATTTCTTCTTCTTTTTCATCACCCCTAACCCAATACAATCCTCTATTATATCTAATGTCTTGATACCACTTCATCTCAACAACATTGAAGTTGTTATCCCCTGTTTTAGACTTATCATATGTTTTATAATATAATGGATCCATTCCATTGGGTGTCGATATAAGTGCAATCTTACCACCAGTACCTAATGACGCTAATGCCGCACCAAATACTTCTGCCCCATTGTCGATGAACGCCGCCTCATCCATAACTAAAAATGTAGGCGTAAAACCCCTTAATGCATCTTTAGATGTTGCAAGTGCCCTAATCTCACACCCATTAGATTTTAATTTAAGATGTCCTTTTGAGTTTATTTCTAAATAATCTGTTGATTCATCTAACCCCCAAACCCAATAAGGTATTTGATCTAAAAAGTCTTTTACTTTCTTTAAGAATTCTTGCGCTAATGTCTGTTTGTTGGCGAGTATAAGTACTTTATGTGGATTGTCAGGATCACCAAACGCAGTTTTAACTGCAATATACGCTGCGGTAGTTGTAGATACACCTGCCTGTCGAGGTTTGGTTACCAGATTACGATTGTTTTCTTCATATGATCTAATGATTTCTTTTTGTTTATAATACAACTTAAAAGGTACCATACCTTTCTGAGTTAAATCAAATGTCTTTAAAAACGTTTCTATCGCATATGTTGGATCACCTAAACATCGAGCAAATATTTTAAGTTGTTCCGCTCTATCCATCACTTTTTTTATATAAATATGTATAAATGATTAAAATGCGACTACATTACCTTCTTCATACGCTTTGTAGTTAGGGCCTAATTCGTATGTGACGTTATTACCACCACCTACTTTTTGTATGATCCCTGCTTTATTAACCGCACTCCAAAAAGTAGAATATTGTCCTGCCCCATAATGACTACCAATATAATCTAAAAAACCTCTTTTTGTTTTCTTTGGTAATTCAGGTATATCTTTCATATAATTAATTAAATCCCTAACCATACTACCTTCATCTTTTTGGAAAGTGAACCCTTTATGTTTAGGTATAATAGTTAACCCATTTCTTTCTGCAAAATCTTTAACTAATGGTACTATATTTTCCATTCTTTTTCTACCTAATTGATCGGATAGAATGGATGATTGTCTAATCGCTTCTTTAGGTTCATAGTTTTTAAACAAATATTGTACGGAATCAAACAATAATCCATCAATCAATTCTTTTAGAATTTTACTTTCATAATATCTCGGAATAATACTTTCTAATTTAATTAATTCTTTAATTTTTTTTAAATCGTTTTTATTAGAATCTATTATTTTTTTACTTTCTTTTGTGGCAATCACTTCTAAAAGACTATTAATTTTATTTTGGTATTTACTAAGGGTTCTATAATTTATTATTTTAATACCACTTAAAAGACTGTATCTAAACCAATCATATAGTCTATCACTAACTTCCATCATCCTATCATCAAATCCATATACATCGAAAAAATAATATAGTTTTTCGTCATCATCTAAGAGTCTAATATCATCAAAAAACTTTTGTAATAACCTATCAACGTTAGGGTTTTGATTTTCAGTAATAACTTTTAAATATTGACTTTCTGTTAGTTTTATTTTCATATTATAAGTTTCCTAATACATTGTAATTTAAATGTTCACTTACTTTTGTGTGATCAGGATAAAAATATCCCATATCAGGTGACTGTAATAAATCTCCCTCACAATCCAAAGTTTTACCTAAAACCTCTAAAAAACCATAATATTCTTCTTCTGGTAATTTCCCCTCGCACTCAACAAACCGTTCTAATATATCCATAAATATTTTACTAACATCAAATTTTAAAATATGTCTATCTGAACCCCCTTCTTTTTTTGATTTTACCATATCCCATTCACCTTCAGAACCTAAAAGTGATTCTATCTCATCTTTTAAAGATTTAAACAATTCATCTTCCGCCGCACTTTCATACGCCCATCTATAAAAATTATTTAACTCTCTTTTTAATTCGTCAAACATAACCTCATCATTTATTAATTCACCTAATAAATCGTTGTCTTCTAACATATCTTCCCTTAATCCACCACCATCTGGATCTTCATCATAGTCTAATTCTCTACCAATAAAACCATTATCCTTAATATAATCTTTTATATGTTGTAAAGATTTTTCATCCAGTTCACTCCATACTTCATCCATAAAATCAACTCTATCAATACTATAAAGTTCTGCCCAATCTTCACCTAAAACACGTTCTACTAAATCTCTATCTTGACTATGAAATAATTCTTGAAATTCATCCCAACTATATAGAATTAAATATGGGGTTTCACCTTCCCATTTAATATCATCGAATACTGATATTTCTCTACCTTGTGGAGTTACATGATCTTTGTAACTATTAAGAGTAAAATATTTTTCCATCCATCCAGAATCTCTTAATATTTTTATTATATCATCACCATAAAAATATCTATTTAATAAATTAGTATCTATATATTCTAAAGGATTTTCATCTTCTTCCTCAATAATATAATTAAAAACACCTGTAAATATATCTTCTTGATCTATATCATCAAAGTATTTAATCATATCCTCAACATACCTCATGTAATCATCTTCATAATTATGGTGTTGAGACCCAATAAATTTTCTTATTAATTTTTTAAAATTAGGATGTAAAGTACCTACCATTGTCTTTTTATTAATAAATATATTGTTTAAATAAAAAAATCCCACCTAAGATGGGATTTAAATAAATAAATAAATAAATAATATATTATAAGTATTTATGTAATTTTGATACCATATCGAAATCACCTCTATCTAATGCATCATCTATTAAATCTTGTATTTCTCTAGGTGACATTTCAGAATAATTTAATTCTTTTGGTTCGTCAGTAGTTGGTTCTTCTTCGGTTTCAATCCCTAAGTTATCTAAGATATCATCCATTTCATCATAACCTGTGTCATCAAACATATCCTCTAAACTATCTGAAGGATCTTCTTCGTGTAAGTCTTTTAATGTTTGAATCACTTCTTTACACTTTTGACTACCACTTAAAATTTCTTTCATAAATTCATGAAATTGTTTTGCTGGTAACTTAGTTAACTCTTGAAATAACCATTGTTTTATATCGTAATTTTCTACCCCTACACAATCTAAGAATTTTTCCCACATACCAGGACCTAATCTCATTCCCCATATTTCACCTTCTGGTGTGTCAGCCCTTTTAATTACTTCCGCTTGTTCCTCAAAGTCTAAGTGACCATCTGCCCAATTTATCGCAGATAGTTCTAATGTCCCTTTAATAAGTTCATGCACTAAAAGTGGAAATATCCATGCTTTTGCCACTACTACAGGTATCTCATCACCTTCCTCTACATTAACCTTATCCATTTCTTCTTCCTCATCAGAATCTTCAGGTGCTTCAGCCTTTCTCCATTCAATCTTCTCCACACCACCAGCTTGACCAGTCATAGTAGTATCAGGAATCACCCAGTATTGGAAGTCCGCCAAAGACATTAGTTTACCATATAACCCCATAAGTCTAGGATCTATGGTATCTAATTCATCTGCAACCATATGGAAAATATAATGTCCTTTTTTAGAAGCCCCTTGCATTAAAGCATTTATTACTCTTCTTTTATCTACTTCCATTTCTAATTCTTCCATTCTTTCCGCACTTTTTGGTGCTTTCGGAGTTTCAAAATCAGAACCATAATCTTCTTCCTCTTCTTCATCGTCATCTCCAAAACCTAAGTCTGAACCTGGAGGTGATAAAGTAGCCTCTAACATTTGATCTGGAATATCGAATTCCTCAGAAACTATATCGATTGCCAATTGTTCTAAAGCTTCTTTATGTCTAGATTCAATCTGACTAACTTCACCCATAATTTGAAACATCTGTTGCATCATCATAGGGTTAATGTTTTGTACTCCATGATATCTTTTTACTTTATTAATGATTTCTTTAAATCTTTTACTTGCCAATTTCTCAGAATAATTTTGTGATTCTGAACCAACAGGAATAGATTTACTCTTACCAAATATGTGTTCACCACTTCTAAGACTTCTTTCTAATCCCGGATTCATTCTTTCTGGATGTTCAGGATCGTATTCGATTGCTTCAGTTAACCTATTTATTCTTAATTTTTCATTAACAATTCTTTTGGTTACCTCATTAATAATATTTCTTCTTTTCATAATTTAAATTTTAAAAATTTCCGTAAATAACTTCTGTCCACATAATAAATACTTCCTTCGCTAATCTCTCAAAAATACGTTGTACGTTTTTAGTTTCATAATTACCATCAGTATTTTCTACTCTCGTTAAGGCAGTTCTAATTAATACATCTCTAACTGCTTGTTTATTTTCTAATAAATAGTTTATAGTTTCTAATTGATTTTCTAACATTTCTATATCAGAATCATTATCACCATCCTCATTTTCATATTCTAACTCTTCTATTTGTTCTTCTATAGACTCTGGATCTTGTTTTTGTCCATATAACCATCTATCTAAATCTTTTTCTGTCCAATTTAACATAGGGGAACAACCAAACATATTAATAACACCACTTTCTCTAAGTTTTTCTAACCATTGTACAACAATACGAAAATCAGGTCCTGAAATTTCTGGTACAACTATAGGTCTATTACCTCTTCTTTGTTCACCCATTATTTTTTTAGAATTTATATATTCTACTAAATCACCTTTTTTCATCTTTGGGTTTTTAGTTTCTTTTTCATCCTCAGAAACTTTTTCAGGTAAGTCATCAAAATCAGTATCATCAGAGAATTCTTTTGCCCACTTTTTAAACTTTCTACCTTTTTTAGTGTCTTTATTCGCCATCGCATAAAAGAACCTTTGTTGTGCCTTTGACGCAAATTTTTCTGAAATTAGTTTTCTTATGATATCCCCTTTTGTCATAACTTACTTTCTATTTAAGAATTTTTTAAATAGTTTTTGTGTAGATTCATTTTTAGTTGTTACTGTCATACCTCCATCTTTATCTAAAGTAACTGAACCATTAACAGATATACCCATACCTTCTTGTTCCGCTCTTTTTACTTCATCTGGAGTATATTTAGTTT